AACTGCTCTTGCTTGTTCTTTTGCAATACCTTTTCTTATCGCGTACGCGTATGCGCGCTTGGACGCTTCTATTACGCGTTCTTGCATCCATGCCCATTCTTCTTGTAGTTCCTTATCTTCGCATTCAATACTATTTTGGCGATTCTTAGGATCTTGTAATCGAGCTTCTCTTGTTTCAAATGATAAGTCTTCTGTAGGATCAGCATATCTTTGACTGAACTCTTGAAATGAGAATGATCTATGACGAAGAATTTGACGTGCAATATCACGAGTTGTTTCTATTTCTAAACAAGCACTTACCATCTCTAATGGAGACCAATGCTTATGTTTCATTAAATACTTTACAAGCTTTTCACTTGTTGCTCTGTTGTTTTGATTTGATGGATTACTTACCCTAGCACAGTAAGCAACTAGATCAAGAGATGACTGATAATCAAAATCTTCTATTGGACTTTGACTATAGCTAATTAGTTTGACGTTCATTTGTCCTCCTAGAAAAAAGGGAGCAAAAGCTCCCCTTTTTGTTTCATACTAAATTATTGTACTTCAGACTTTACAAGTGTAAAGATACCGTAGACTAGTGCTACCCAAGCAACCCAATCAATTAGGCCACCAAGTAAGATATAAGATAGTGATACACCAATGATGACACCACCGTCCCAAGATGTTCTTTCTGCCCATCTTGCTAATACCCAGTCTTTTACTAAGTTTACAATATTCATATATTTTCTCCTCTATACTTTGAAGTCTGCGAACGTATCTGGATTGTCACGTTCTCCAAACTTATTTATTGGTTTGTCAGGGATCATGTCTGACATGATGTCGGACTGAGCTGACTCTTCCACATCATATAGTTTCATGCGGGAACGATCAATACCAATTACGAACCTACGAAATTTGGTTGGATCGTTATAACGATTTTTCAATTGCTTTACCATTAACTGGCCAAGTTCTTCTAGTTCCTCTGTTGATATAAGAGCAAACATAAGATCTGCCGTTGCGGGTAAACCAAATGATTCAGACGTATCTTCCAATCCAAGATCAGTATTGCTATATCCAGATCTTGTTGTCTGAGTTGCAGACACGATTGGTACGTTGAATTCTACTGCTAATCCACGAAGTTCTTCCGCGATTGCTTTGATATAACTGTAACTATTTATACTTCCACCTAGCCCACGCATGCGACTTGATGCACAAATATTTAAATAGTCAATATAAATCATATCTGGTTTAAAGTTCTTTTTAAGCTTTAATTCGTTCAATAAAGCTCGAAAATGACCGGTATGAGCTGAACCAGTCGGATATTCTTTTACGATAAGTTTTCCAATTGAAGATTTAGCTATCTTTTGAATCTTATCATTGAATACATTTTTAGGAAGTGAACCCAATTGCTCAATAGGTAAATCCATAAGATTCGCATCGATTCTTTCTGCGATTCTTTCTTCTGCCATTTCCATTGTAATGTATAAAACATTCTTGCCTTGCTCTAGAACTGATGCTGCGCAATGACACATAAACAAAGATTTACCAACACCAGTTCCTGCAAGCGCAATATTTAAAGTTTTGTTTGGAAGACCACCCTTTGTAATCTTATTGAAATAATCAAGATCAAATGGGATACGATCTTCTTTGAGATTGTAAAAGTTGAAACGTTCTTCTGAATTATCAATATAATCATGACCAATAGCTTGATCGAAAGAAACACCTATTGCATCTGATAAGATTTCTGGGATAGAACCTTCGGAACGTTTTGCGTCCTTTCCATCAATAATCTGTATGGATTCCATGATCGCATTATATACAGCTCGATCACGGCACCACTTTTCAGATTCCGCGATAAGATAATCGGTGTCAACGTCAGATCGTTCTGATATTTCACTAATAAGTGTAGATGCATTATTTAATACTTCTTCTGGAGCATTGACCTTTCGTAATTCAAGATCAAGTACTTTTGCTGTTGGTAATTTATTATGTGTGCTTACAAATTTTACAATAAGATCAAAGACGGTTCTATGATCGCCTTCGAAATAATCTTTTTTAAGATATGGAACTACTCTTCTACAATAATCTTCATTATTGAGAAGGTGGCTCAGTATGTGTGTTGGTAGTTGATTCATCATTTCCTATTCCAATTATAGATTGGTTTGTTTCATTTGCATAATTTAAACTATCTGATATTATATATTGTAGCACGTCTCCTAGATAATTTTTGAACACTTCATCTTTTTCAAGTTCATCAACTGTAAAATCAGCGGGATCTTGTACATTAAAGTTAAAAGCAAGAGTAGCTGCGTCTAGTTCAGGCGTCTCTTTAATAGACACCTGACCATAGACTACAATTACGTCTTTCCATTCTCCACGTAGAAACTTTACTCCATGCAATGGACTATTTTCGTTTTCTACCAGAGTATAGTCTTTATCTGTAATCTTAAACATCAGTGTCTAGATCCAGATCAATATCCAATAGTGGCTTATGACCAATTGAATAATAAGTTTTTAAGAACTCTTTAAAATCAGTATTTGCAAAAATCGGATCCCAGAACTTCTTCTGTAAAGTATCCTTTTCTCTTACTTTAGTATCTTCGATTTCTCCAGTTTCTCTATCAACTCTTGCATACCAACCAACATTTGGTTTAGTTACATATCCACCAGCAAGAGCAACATCAAGAAGACCACTATACGTTTGTATACCACCTTCCCATGAAACACTGATTGGAATCTTAGATTGTTCTTTTACAAACCTAGATTTTTCTACTTTAATTACAAAATGATACCCTTGAATATCAGTACCTTTTTTGTCTTGTTTTCTACCTATAATCCAGATATTATCTGCTGAATAATAGATACCTGTACCACCACCTACAACATCTTTTGGAAATAATCCAATCTCTTTATAGGTATGATTGACGGCAAGTAAAGGGACGTTCTTCATCGTTAGATAAGGAGTGACCATTCGGAACAGTCCCTTTAGCGCCTTAGCCCTAGACATATCTGCAACTGACTTTTCGTTTAATGCATCTTCCAACTCCTTCTTGGAAGCAAGGTTACCAATAGAATCAATAACCACTACAACCTTATCGCCTCTTTCAATATTTTCCAATTGACCGACAAGATCAAACTTCAGTTGTTCAACGTCTGTGATAGGGGTATGAAGAACTCTTGATGTATCGATTCCAAATGACTCAAAGTATTTTTGAGGGGAACCAAATTCTGAATCATAGAATAGCATCACTGCGTCTTCATATTTTTTGAGATAAGCTGCACCCATCAATAAAGCAAATGACGTTTTGAAATGCTTTGATGGACCAGCGAGTACGGTTAATCCAGATGTAAGACCACCATCAATTTCTCCTGATAACGCAACGTTAATCATAGGAACTTCAGTTGGAATTATATCTTTCTCTGAAAACAGAACAGAATCAGCAAGTACTTCAGTATCTTTTACTTTACTGTTCTTTTTAAGTTTATCCATTATAGACATATTATCTTCTCCTAAAGCCGTGAGGCAAATTGGAAAGCTCTTGCATTCTCATTGCTTTCCTATGTCTTGCAACTGCTTCAGCTTTCTTACGTTTTCTTTTTGCTGTAGGTTTTTCATAAAATTCTCTTTTACGAACTTCCTGGATAATTCCAGCTTTTTCTACAGACTTTCTAAATTTCCTAAGAGCCACGTCAAAAGGCATTGGCCTTGCTGGACGCTTATCTTTAGGATGCCTCTTACGAGGTCTTAAATCAACACTTGGCATAAATCACTCCATTTTTTTTCATGTATACCATATATTATACCATAAAATCAGTGAGTTGTAAACTGTTTTTTTCATATTCATAGGATCTTTTTTTGTTATCCTGAACAAGAAACTTAGTATCAACTAATTCTAATCTATTTTCTAAATATAACTTTACCATCTGTGCAGGCCATTCTGCTGTAGTAACAGGTACATTTTGACATATATGATTCAATGATCTTTTAGCGTTTAAGAGTTGATAGTCATCAGGAAGTCTCATGAGATGGAGAGCTTCTCGTACATATAAGTATCTATCTTCATCAGGGTGGGTTAAACAGGTTGGCATATGACCTACAAAAGCTCCAATTTTATCCTTTGGAATTTCTGTAGTCTTTCTCATTATATTGCCACCACTCTTCAGCTTGTGGTATTGTCTATCACATTTCTTTGCAACATTGTCATAGCCGTTTTCTCTCATCCACTTGGCTACTTCTTTATATGTTGTTCTTTCTTCAATATAATCCATTGGGTTAGTGGTTGTTTCAATTTTATCTTGAAACTCTTTATGTGTGATACCACCTTCCAATACCTCTAATACATATTTATAATACGGATTATCAGAAGGTTTATCTTCGTTACATAAAATCGAACTCATTGGATCATTTGGATCTAATTTAGCCGAACGTATATCATCAGCGATATTAATATTTGGCTTATGGATATAATCAAATAGAGGAACTTTATCTCCTTTCCAAAAGAAATAGAATGTACGATCTCTTACTTGACTCAGTCCATGAAGGATTGATTTTGTTTTGTAGATACTAAACGTGTACCCATTTTCTTCTCCAATCTTACGTAACCTACGCACAACTGGCTCTCCCATTTTAGAAGCGAGCCTAGGAGCATTTTCACCCCAGAAAACGTCTGGTTTACACTCAGATAAAACGTATTCTGCTGACTTATACATCCAATCGTTCATAGGATTGTTACTTGCTGCAGAAGGACTGAGTGAACTTAAACCCGCACATGGGCATACAGTATTAATCACATTAACTTTTTCTGTGTAACTCGCTCCCTCTGAGAGGTTCAAATATGGGACCTCATTGTTATAATGATTCAATAAGTGCATTTCATTAGCTTGAAAGCCCTCGAATGTTAATATATACTCTGGTCTTTTACCAAATATATTTTCCATTGCAAGAGTTTCTCCACCAATCAACGGTACTATACTTGCATAGTTCATACAAAAAATTCCTCCAAACTGCTCTTAGGAGCAAGACCATTCCAATGTGGATAGAACTCTCTTGATAAATGTATGGATTGTGGTTTCTCCATACAAGCAAAATCGAGTTCTCCTTGTTCATTGAGTAAATGGTCTGTCCATCTGATCAGTCCATATTTAGATTCAATACGATCATTGAATTTGTTACGCGCGTCCGTGCGCTCTTGCCACGTACCGTAAAAAGGTTTACCTTTGTAATAACCTGATTGTGGTATTTTACGTGACTCATTTTCAATTGGCAATAGTTCATAAATCTTTGCGGGGACTGGTAATTTCTTCACCTCCTCGATATACCGGTCGGCCAACTCAATTGGATCTACATTTAATCGACATACGTGATGGCGTATATCAATATTGCCAAAATAACATTCAACTTCATCGACATCCAAATCGATATAAGTTGAAAGTCCATCATTTAAAGCGCCATTCAAAGTTTTGAACGGTACGCTGTTTACTGTCCAGCCTGGTCGATACATGCATATCGAATGGCTGTCTCCTATTACCAACTTACGAGTTGGATTAGGATATTTTACAACTTCAGCTTCGTTGTACATTCTTTCTAAATTATCAAGGTCTACTTCATTCCACTCTGGCTGTATTTCTTTTTTAGCAGAAGCCATTTTATCTCTAACCATGACGTGATACGCCGGAAACTCGATTCCAATCGAATAGACTCGGCCTTTGAATTTAGAAAAGTTAACAGTGTTCTGCACGTATGGGAAACCATAGACGCCACCAAACATATTAATTCCACCAGACCAATCGTTACCATGATAAACCCAAAGGCAATCATACTCATTATGATCTTCAATTTCTCCACCATAGTTGACATCACATTCTCCATATTTTTCTCCTATCATTGAGCCATACATTACACCTTGTGCTCCACGATGCGAAGCAACGCGTTTGGCTATAGGTATAAATGGGCAGTTAATTATATTTCTCATAAAAATTCTTCAAGTGTATTAGTCTTTTGTACCCTTGCAACTTGACGTCTAGCACAAGCTTTTTCATCTTCTCTTATTTGTAGATATACTCCAAACTGACAAGATAGAACTTCAGTGCCATAATACTTTAAGCTGTCTTGTGGATACTCAAACAAGTTACTTCCATCTCTTAATTTTATATTATAAGCAGAAGGATGAAACTCTACTCCATCTGTAAGTCCAATTTCATCTCCCTGTTCTCTTAAAAAATATATGGCTTCATCATAAAGCTTCTTTGGTGCATCAGGCCACATAAGTCCAATGGTATATACAGCACCTGGACCAGGAGCTACGAATCTCTGATCGTGATGGTACTTTACCTGTGGAAGTACTGACGAAGAAGCTCCACCATGAAATCCATAATATTCTCCAATCCCTGGTTGTTCACGTAGCAAAGTATATATCTCTTTCATATGATTACATTTTAACATACGATCAAGAAATCCACTATCACGAAATGAAGCAACCCATTCGCAAACATGCACTGGATGAAACTTTAAGTCAGGATCAGAATATTTCTGTCTACAAAAGTTTCTACCTGCAGTTTGTATAGAGGTGTGTAACTCAGTTGTTCCCCAGATTGGTTGTTTATTTTTGATTGCATTATCTAAGTTTTGTTGTACATATTTTATATAGTCTATATTATTATCGGCGATCTTATCGAAATCAACAAACTCTCCTTCTTTACCTGATGCTAAGAAGTGAACTCCTCGACCTCCATAAAAGTGAGATATAAATGTATTACCTACAATGTTCATCATGCTCATATTGGCACTTGCAATCTGAGTACCAATGAATCGCATACGATCATCGAGGGTAATGGTTGGGTGAAAGTATTCTACGTTTTCGCCGAGGCCGTAATCCACCTTGCCTTCTCGATTGACTCCTTCATAAGTCGCATCGACATAACCTTGATGAATACAAGCACGTTCGTTCACTTTACGTAGAAACCAATTAAACTCCAACATCAAATCTTTGTTGAAGTTCCACCAGTCGTAGTTGTATTTAATATTTGACACGTTCCTCATTCTCACGTACAAGATGAACAATAGACAAATCAGGATGTTTCTTTTTTATCTCATCAATTTGTACTTGGTCATCTTCAAAATGCATAACTATTTCATAGCCTAAATCCTGTAGATACGAAATCATATGAGCCTTCCAGATACCGGAAGCCTTTCGGCCATAGAGTGGATTATCTTCATATCCAATCTTACGGGCTAATGGATTCATATATACAGTATTATATATGCCTCTTGAATGGAGCATCTTTTCCGTCTCTTCTCTTGCATGAAAAGGACGCCCGGTGATGATAACATCATCTTCACCGGGTCTTACTCCAGTGGCCTGCTCTCCAAAGTAGATCACGCCGTCTATATCGAAAGTATTAATTTTCATAGTCGGTCTTACTGTCCTGGAAAGTATGTGGCAACTTAGCTGCCTTAGGCCTAGTGTCTTTTAGCTGAGCACTTGTCATTGTAGTTAATTCTCTACGTGCTAATGCATCACACTCAAATTTAGCATCCTCTGTTTTGAGTTGGACTGGAGGTGTCTTTTGAGTCCATGCTGATGGACCTCTAAGATAACCAACAATACCCATCTCTGAAGCAACCTTACAGAATCTTACAGCCGATACTACCACTCCACCTGAGTTAGGTGAATCTTGTACTGACAATCTTGCAGTCAGTTCGTATCTTGCTCCTGCAAATCCATAAGCTACCATATCAAAGTTTGCCACCTTATTGTCTGAAGAAATATACTCACCGCCTGGCTTTTGCTGTACGGTCAATGATGGGCCAGCGAATAGTGTCATGCCAGAGGTTGACTCTTCACGAACTATGTTCTGTCCCTTCAGAACGTTTTCCTTACTAATATGTTTATTGTGTAATCTATCTTGCTTTGCCATATTCAAAAAGTCTGTATTTGCTGTACGTCCTGTTCGAATATTTTCTTGGCCTTGAGTAGAACCACAAGCCATGTTCATTTGGATATGTTGTGTTACCATCAATCCTGAATCAAGCATAGCTCCTTGTAGTACTTCAGACATTCTTGAAGCTCCCCACGCTGATCTCATATCAGAACCAACAATTGTTAAACCAGCATCGATAAATCTTTGCTCAGTTTCCATTGCATCTTCTGTAGAGATAAGAGTTGGAATACAGTTTACAAAATGTACTCCCGCTTTAATAGCAACATCAATCCAATATTTTGTAGCATCATCAGAACCAACAGGTAGATAATTAAGTAATACATCTACTTGATGATATTGAAGAAGTTCTACAGTTCTATCAAATGATTCAGCTGGAATAGCACCATTTACAAATGTTACTTCATCAGGATACTCTCTCATATGAGGAGCGATTCCATCTAGTTCCGGAGCTGAATAAACCATTGCATCAGGATGTACACATGCATCATTTGACTTTGTGTCAATTTTATCTACATGGTCCATTGAGC